ACAGAATGGCTGCGTTTTTGGAGTGGGCGCGGCAAATTCGGCAGGGTTGCGCCAAGCAGAGGGGTGGGGCGAGGCGGGCGCAGTCCAACGCGTGGCGGAAAAAAGTGGACGACGATATTCGGTGGTGATTACCCGACGCCGTGCCCACATTGGAGCAGCAAAGCCTCGGCCTCTTCTTCTGTCGGTGATTCGATGACGGCGACAGGTTTGCCGCAAGCGGTGCAGTAGTACCAATGGGTAGTACGTTCGCCGCCGATGCCGTAACTGGCTTTGCAGCAGGGGGTGGAATACTCGGACATGGTGCGTGTCTACTGTTTCTCAGTATGATACTATGTATCAGACTAGACCACGTACCATGCCGCTGAAGCACGGATCGAAGCTGTATTGCCAGTTGCTGCTGGACCCGCATCGGTACAAGCTGGCGGAAACTCTTGCGGCTGGGGAAGGTAAAAAGGTGACGGCGCTCCTGCGGGAGATGGTTTATACGGCGCTCGAAAAAGCTCTGCCGGCCTCGGAGTACAAGGCGGCGGAGGCTGCGGATGAAGCCCTGTGGCGTGAGTCGGTGAAAAAGCGGGTGGAGGGAAGGATGCGCTCCAGGCAAGAACCGCCGAAAGCAGAACCGGACGCATAAGACTCAGTTAGATGTCTTCATAGTCTGGGCTGGTGCGGTACAATCCAGTAGTCTTACACAGTAATTCAATTACAACTGATGACTCGTTATGTGGTGATGGCCGGGGATCGCTGGGTTACGGCGGTTTATGGTCCAGGGAATGGAATTGGTTTTACGGCGACCAAGGAGGATGCTTCCAGCTGGGTCACCTACGAAAGGGCTGTCGCTGCGGCGAGAGTTGTTGCTAACTGTGTTGATGACCTTGTTGCTGTACACAGCGTTGAAGAACCCAACTACCCCAGGTCATGGAAAGGCTGTACGAATTGAAGATTTGGTTGCCGGGCCAGGGTGCTATGCGTGATCTGGTGCGGGCTGAGTCGGTGAACCAGGCGATCCAGTTCGCAAGGAATCGTTACCCGAATTGTGTGGTGGAGGTGCCGTCAGCGCCGGCGCCGAAGCCTAGGCTGGCGCGGTCAAATGTCGGACCTCGGGAAGCCGAGCGCCGGCGTCTCAGACTCGTGGAGAAAAAACGTGACAATCCCTGACTGGGCGCAAGATGCCTGGAGACGCACCAGTGCAGATCAAGCACGGGCGGATTTCCTGGAGCAGTTGTATCTGGAAGACGGCCGCGATAAGCCGGAGCATCCGATGCACTGTCTGTACACCGGGTTGTACCAGCAGTATTTAGGCCGAGTCGCGGTCTAGGCCAAATTGCTCGGTGAGGTTTTCTGCGGCTTCGCGGATTGCCCACCGGGCTTTTGTTTGCTCCAGCTGGTGGAGCGTGTTCAGGATGAGGGCGGCTTCGAGGAGGCCGCGGTAATCACCGGAGTTGAAGCGGTCGATTAGCCACTGGTCGGTGGCGGCCTTGTGGAAGCTGGATTCGGTGGTGTGCTCTATAGGACGCATTGACCTACCGAGTAGATTTGTGTGAGTCAGCGGGTTGCCGCCCCTGACTCTGACCAACCTGCGGTACCAGGCTGATGACTACCACACTAGAGCAGTGGCGCCCTATTGAAGGGCTGGAGAACATTTACGAAGTCAGCAATTTAGGACGGGTGCGAAGCCTTCCTAGAGAAGTGCTGGTGCTGAGGAAAGGGAAACCAGTTATTTGTCGCTACGCGGGAAAAATACTAAAACCGGGGCGCACTAAAAACGGGTATTTAGTTGTAAATATCGGCCATACGGGAGAACAAAAAGTGCGTACTGTTCATTGTTTAGTCGCGTACGCTTTTTTACCGCCTTGCCCAGGTTGCCATGGAAGAAGTGGCTGGCACATTGACCATATAAACGAAAATAAATACGACAATCGTGCGGAAAATCTTAGGTGGTTAACTCACAAAGATAACAATTCAACGCCTGGGGTAAAAGCACGGTTGCGTGCTCGCCCGCGTAACGCTTTAAGGAATCGTTTCGTTAAGGTCGAATCTTCATGAACCAGCCGGTATCGTCACCATCAATAAGCCAGCGAGGAAGCCAGTTTTTGCGGGAGTAAGCTACACCGGCACCTCCTTTGTGGCTTATATAACCGCCCTTTACAAGATCTGCCTCACCATACGGATCATTTTGTATAAAGTGCGTAGGCGTAAAACCTATAACCACACTCCAGTGGCCCGTCCCACCAGGATTTGATACGTGATTTTTGTGGAGCCAACCAACAGGAACAGGATGCCCATTACTAACTTCATTTTCTAACTCTTCGGCTGTACCATCCATCTCAAATGTGGCAGTTAACCCCAAGGCTTTTAAAGTTGCGATTTGCGCTTTCGGATCGGTAGTATCGCCAAAACGAGCACGTAGGCGGTTGTATTCGTAGTCGCCCGAGATCTTGCCGTAGTAGCGGGCCACCATCGCGCAGCTGGAGCTGAAGCACTGGCGGTAGCCGGTGGCGCCGTCGTCCGGTCCCAGTTGATATTCGTATGCAACCTTTAGGACCTTTTCTTTTGGTTTTACGAGAGGTTTAGCTCCCGCGTGCTGGGTCATCAGTTGGATCAACTTACTGGCGTAAGTCGGGTCGGTTGCATAGCCTTCTTTCACCAGCCAGTGGGCAGCATCTTCGCGGGTGCTGGCGTTGTTGCAACCTTTGTAGTTTTTGAAGTCTTTGTACCAGTGGTCAACGAGATAGATGACGCAGGACAGTAGGTCGGGGAAGTCGATGAAGCTGTCGGTGATTGTTACCCACTGATTGTTAATAAATTCTTGAGTTTTGGTGTCGGTGCCTTCGCCTTTGAGGCCGAAGAAATTGTTGCGGCCTGAGACGTGTTTGCCCCAGGCAGATTCCAATGCCCATTGGGCGGCGACAAGTTCAGGGAATTTGGCGCCAGCGACGCGGGCGGCTTCGAGTACGCCTTCCCAAGTGTTGGGGAAGTTGGTTTGTTTGCCGGCCACGCTCCAGGTCTTGAACCAGCCTTGGTCTCGACCGAGAATGTTGGGATTGGCCTTGTTGATGGCCTGCTCCAGCTCGGTGATCGCGGCCATCTGGTGAGGGAGGGCCTTGTAGTACCGGAACAAATCGCCGAGGCGGATCTTGTTGGTTGCCATAGCAAGGCCCTCGTTGGTATTAGCGGCGGCGCTTGGGAAATGCCAGGCGCAGTGCCTGCAGTCCCAGTTGGATCCAGCTGTTGGATTTCAGCTTGCTCATGCCGATCAGTTCGCTGCCGGCGGCAACGATGATGGCAATGACGGCAATGGTCTTGTCGTCCATACAAAATCAGTAGGTCCACTGAAGTTTAGCTGTAGTAGACGAGAGCACCAGAGCACGTAATAGTTTCTACCGCTACCGTTCCAGTAGCCACTGCTGGGTATGGACCATCGCATCGAAGATGGCGAATACTTAAATAAAAAGGAGGCGAAAGCTCGATTTAGGCAAGAAATCCTTAATAGTTGGCAGCACACGTGTGCTTATTGCGGAGACGATCTCGGAAGACTTGCCACGTTGGATCACGTATATCCAAAGTCCAAAGGGGGTTTGACGCACAAAACCAATCTTGTGCCCGCATGTTTTCCCTGCAACATATCCAAGTCAGACGCGCAACCTTTTTCTGCTTGGTACCAGCAGCAGCCTTTCTTTTGTCAAGAACGCGAAAAACGCATCTTGGATTGGATAGCCGCTATGTCTGATGCAGCTTGAGATAATCCATCGCGTTATTAAGCAGGAGTATGGAATCTTGGAAAAACCCCAAGCCTACATTGCAATTTTTGCATAAAATACCTCGTACAGACCCCGTTGTGTGGCAATGATCGACAGCAACATTTTTTGTCCTTTTTATGCCATCAGCACTAATCTCTAAATCTGCTTTGCATATTGCACACTTTTTACTTTGTTTCGCCACTAAACTTTCAAACTCTTTAACCGTTATGCCATATCTATAACGTAGAAATGCTTTTGATGTGCAGGTGCTGCAACGAAATGAATACTCGCCTTCCGAAGCCTTATGAAACGATTGCAGAGGCTTAGTCTCTCCACATACTGAACACTTGCGCTTGCCGGTACGGGCTTCTTCATGCTCTCGATGTTTTTTACGCTGCACGGCAAACTGCCCTTTTCCCGGAACGAACCACGCAGGAAAGGGTTCCAGTTCTAGGGCTTGTTCGGGACTCAGACCTTTTTTCACGCGGTTGACAAATTTTTGATAGGGAAACTGGTATGCATCAGCGGCTTTTTTATACGATGTATAACTTTGGTTATTTACTACTACGGCGTTCCACTTAGTAGTCGGCGTATTTATTACACGTACTTGCCTGGGTTTAGGACTGAGGCCAAAAACTTGTTCGGGCGTCCAACCTCTCCTATGTCTGTTTAGTGCTGTTGTAGTAGCCACTTTGTACTCTTTACACGCTGCGGCAAAAGAAGCGAATGTTTTACCGTTCACTGTTACCGCTTTATGGGCAGCAAAATTTATCGTCACAGCCTCTTCCAGAGAGATATTTCGATCCAAGCGGTGCAGCAGTGTCGTATATGGAATTTTGTGTGCTTCGGCTACTTCACGGAGGCTCTTGAACGAACGCCCTTCTACAAAATACATACGATTTAAAAACGGTCTACCTAGTATACCAGATTAGCTGCTGGGATCCCAGCCCATGCCTTCGAGGTACATCATGGCGATGTAGTGATCTTCGGCGTAGCGGCACACGCTGTCTTTGCAGGCGCGATAGTAGATGTCGCCGGAATCGCCGATGAGTTGATCCAGGGAATAGCCGCCGTCGTATTCGGTGGTGTGGATGACGGACATCAGCGTCTCAGCTCCAGTTTGATGATGCGGACGTCGTGATCTTTAACGGTGTCTTCCAGTTCACCCACGCGGGCTTTGAACTGTTCTTGATTTTGGATGACTCGTTCCAGCTGGGATGGGACTGTGTAAACGAGATAGCCGATGCCAGTGATTGCGCCACCGGCAAGGAGTACGACGAGGCCGGCGGCGGCTTCTTGCTTTACACCCCGCCAAAAACTAGTGTCAGACGGGGTTTGGGACACCGCAGGGAAATGCTCTACCTACAGTTTATTGGATATTGAACCGGCATCTGGATCGACGCCGGTTCTGATAATTGCGGCGGCACGCTTGTAAAAGTAGGAGTCAGTCTTGCCGGCGGCTTCAAGAGCCTCCTTGACTTTTTTCCAGTTTTCCAGCGTGCGCGAATCCACTAACTTTTACCTTGGCCGCGCATCTTTTTCCTGCCGTGGTTAGGCAAGCTGTGTTGACCTTGACCTTGACGGGTGCGCTTGGGTTTGCCGGGCTTGTGCTCGATGCGGGCGGTGCCGACCTTGCTTTTTACTGCCACGGCACACCTGCGGCCTTACTGGGGTGGCGTTGCTCATCCAGTTGAGCCTGAAGGGCAGCCTGGATTTCGTTGACTTTTTCCTCGCCGCCAAGGGCTTCCTGCACCCAAGAAACCACAAGCTCCTGCGTCAAATCCGCGAACGGGATCAGATTTTCGGGACGCTCGAAGCCGATGGAGCCGTACGCACCAGAGGAATAGGTGCCGTCTTCGGCGGTGACGGTGTAGTGAGCGGTGAAGACGAAGCCGTCGGCGGTTTCGCGCTCCAGGTTGGCAATGCCCCAGGTAAATACCGTGGTGGGCGCGTCGGCAGCTTTGGGCATGGTGTTAGCTGTTTCTGTTGGAGTTTAATGGAGGTGGCAAGTCGAGGCACTGCCGGATCTCCGCCTTGCGTTGCTCGATGCGCTCCCGGCGCTCAGGGTCGAAGCCCTTGGTGAGGTCTGAAAAAGGACGCATAATCGGATTTTGTCCGATCTTTTCGTTGTTTTTAAGCATCAGAAGTGACTACTTGGTCCATTCAGTAAAGATCTTGGCGCGAATGTCACAGCAAATCTCCTCTTGGCGGTTTTTGGATAAGCCGCAGGCGATCTCAGGGTCGTAAGGCGAGTATTTGTGAAGGGCTAGCCAGACAACCCTGATTTCGTCCTTGGTAAGTTCCACTGGCGTTAGTGAAGGTGGTTACTACGCCTGGCAGCGATGCAATGGAAGGCGGATCAGTTGAAAGAACCGACCAACCCACCCAATCTGTTCACCGCAGTGCTGGCAGCAGTAAAAGGGATAGACCATTTAGTGGGAATGGTTACTGGGCTTCGAGTTCATCTGCTATTGCGTGCAATGCGTCACGCGACCAGTTAATGCCGAGACTGTGGGTTGTATCAGGCTCTATTCGCCCTTCCCATTCAACGGCTAATACCTGATCCGCAGCAGCACGAAGAACGGCAGCAGCACAGCGATGATCTTTTTCAAACGGACCATCGAGCCAGCCACAGTTATTCATATAGGCATCCAAAACTGCTTCTGCGGCGAGTGATAGTTTATTCATTGAGCAGTCCTCCATCAATGAGACCGTCGCACCATTCTTTGAATGGGGCCTCAATCTGAGCCATGGCCTTGTTGTCGATAGTCTTAGGCTTGCGGATCATGCTGATTGCCAAGCCCAAAGCATCGCCAAGGCGATTCTCCAGCGTGTTCAGTGGCACAAACTTGTAATCAGTCATTGGTTTGCCTCTTGCTCCAGCCAACGAGCGGCTGTATAACCGACTTCGTTCTCGCGCATCCACGCCGCCACCTCGCGGATTGCAGCACGGGCTTCGTCGCTGTAATCATCGCCATCGCCATTGTTAAAGATGGCTTTTCTTACCCGCTCCACCAGTAAATTTCCAATTTGGGAGGAATTAGGAGATGGCTTGGAGTTGGGTGCGAGCAGATCCCTAACCTGTTGCGCTTGCTCCGGGGTGAGCTTGAGCGGTTTGCTGATTTGATAGACCTTTGAGGCCTGGCGTTCGGCAGCTTCCAGAGACTCGACCCTGCTCGCCAAAGCCAAGATGTTGCTGCTGGTTTCGGCGATGTGCTTGCGGGCCGCAGCTTCCAGTGTCTCGACCCTGGCGCGGAGTTCAAGGATGCAAGCATCACTGGCACCCACAACGGAACTACGTACCCAGTCTTCGCACTGTGCCCACTGCTCGGGCGTGGCTTTGTAGTCAGTCATCGAGAGCTTCCAGTGCACGGCGGATAATCTTTACTTGGTCCGTATCAAACACAATAAGTTCTTTAGCGTCTTCAGGTTCTTCTTCAAGAACTGCCAGCGCTTGCTCCTTCAAGCTCGGCGGCTTGGGGCGGCGGGCGGCGCGGAGTGACGGGATCAGTTCGGAATGCGTGGCCAGGTTCTGCCAGTGAAGCCATTCGCATATCGCCTCCAGCTCCTGGTCGGCACCGTATTTGGCGGCTTTGGCGCAAACAGAGAAAAACCAGCGTGGAGATGATTTAATTTCTTCTCCGTCTTCATAGCACCATTTGCTCACCAGCTCCGGCGGTGGGGTGAGTGGGTGCTTGCAATCTTGAGTCATCGTCGATCCTCCAATCGGCGGTCATGGGGCAGGCAGGTCGCACTGCGCCGCTCCACCAACATACCATGTGCTACAGTGTTGCGGCTGACCAGAAAGCAGCAACGCAACGGTCGTGATATTCCGTTGCATGGGGGCAGGGGTGAGATCCTGTCCCTTTTTAATGCGAGTGAGTGGGTGTTGTGTTAACAATATCTCATTCTGTTAACAGAAGGCGTGGTTCGCGTTAACAAAAGCCACGCCTCTTAACGAGTAGGACTACGACGCCTCAAGGGCTGCAACTTTGGCTTCTAGTTCTTCAATGCGGATCTGAGCTTCTTGGAGAGCCTTGATGGCCATCCACATCATTTGTTGCTCCTTCACTGCCATCCGCACGACTTCTTCTTTCGCTGGCTCAATCTCGTTACCTTCTTCGTCCAGCTTTGCGGGTTCAGCTTTTTGCTTGATCCATTCAGAGATGACTTCTGGGCAATAGTCGGCAACCTGCTGAGCAATGACCCCATAGCGAAGATCGTCGGTGTTAGCGTCTTCGTTGTAATGGAATTTTTTGAGTTCCCAGTGCTTGAGGCAATCCCAGGTGCTGTCCAGATTTACAATGTTCTTCTTTTCGCGCTCGTCGCAAAGGTTGACGTTGTTGCCGCTGTAATTAGCAATGCCGCCATTGCCTCTAACGGTCATTCGTACGGCGCCAGAATCGTTGCAATAAATGTATTCGTCAGCTGTTGACGAGCTTTTACTTTGTTGGTCGTAAGTTATTTGGATCCCATAAATAGATCCTGAGCTGGCGTTGTGATTAAACAAATGCACAACGTTGTTCACATAGCCATTTCGAGATTCGTGATAATTGCTATTTGCACCATAAAAACTACCAGTAGTAGTGAGCTTGGTTGCTCCATTATTTTGAATCCTTACTCTCTCCGTCGGGCTGCTCGCTCCATCGGCGGTAGTGGAGAACACTAAAGCGCCCGGATAGTCATTCGCTGCCGGCGTACCATCACAGAACGCTTTTATCTGAGCATGAGCGTTCCCACTTGCATTCGTAAAATTGATGTAGCCAATGTCGTCAGTATTACCAAGACTTGACCTACGCAGTGCGATGCTACCTGGAGCTGTAGACGAAGTGGAAGCACCTTGGATCTGAATTAACTCTGTGCCACCAGCACTAGACGTGCCAACTAATAGGCGTCCCGAGCTGTCGATGCGGGCGCGTTCTTGGGCGTTTGTTCCCAGAATTAAAGGTTGCGCAGCATTGGTCCCAATTCCCAGCGGAACTGATGCGGTATTAAAAATAACTGAAGCGGCTTGACTGGCCTGTCCAAAAAGTGTTCCGCCAGATGCACCTAAATACAGGTCGTAGCCACCACCCGAGATCAAAGTTTGCTGTAAGCCGCTTCCGGCTCCAACTTGTAAATTTGCGCTAGGCGCAGTAGTGCCAATCCCTACTCGGCCTGAGGAGTCGATACGAAGGCGCTCAACATTGCTTGAACCATTGTTGTTATAGAAGCTTAAATATGTATTGGTGACACCTGCTGGGTTATCAAACCCAAGTCGTACAAGCCCGTAAGGAGTTGAACCGCTACCAAATCCTAATTGCGCGTAATCATCAGCCGAACTTAGTCCGGTGATGCCAACAAACAACTGGCTTGTGTTTTTTGCGGCGCTAATGTGCGCTGCAAAGCTAGGGCTACTAGTCCCCAGACCTAAGCGGCCACTGGAGTCCAGGCGCATCCGCTCGCTGCCGTTGGTAACAAAAGCAGTTGGAACAGTTGATTTACTTTCAAGATAGAATATGTCGCCAGCGTTGTAAATAGACCCCTGAATTGTCGACCCTTTTAAAAAGTCAATTTCAGCGCCCGAGGTATCTGCAAGTGCAAGAGTGACAAAATTCGCATAGTTAGCCGGCGAGTTTGTTCCAATACCAACATTTCCATTGGAGTCCAAGCGCATCCGCTCGGTAAAGCTGATAGTGGAGTCAGCTGCCCCAGAACCTGAAGTTGACCAGCTGAAATAAGTATCTTGGTAATACTGAGTTGCACTGCCGGTGAATATACGTTTGTCGAAACCGGTACTAGCGTCCCAATAGCCGTTTTGATAAATGCTGAACGATGTTTGGCCACCACGTAAAGTGTTTCTTCCGATCTCTAACGTACTTACGGAGGAGTTGGCTGAAGATTTAGGGGTAACACCGATGCCAATGCTGCCACTTTCAGAGATCCGGAGTCTTTGGGTGGGAATGTTGGTGCCGGTCGGTGTTGTATAGAAAACAAGCGCACCAGGCATACTGGTGGAGCTGACAGTGCCAGCGGTATCAACCACGCTGCCGATTTGAGCCGTTGGCTGCAGCGTGGTGCCGTTAGCACCAAAGAAGTAAATGTCGCCGGTGCTATCGCCGGTTACAACAGTTGTGCTGGAACCAGCTGTGGTGCCGCGAGATTTAGCCAAGCCCCAGGCAGGGCCGGAGGTGTCATTGCCGTAGTAAGTGATGCTTCCAATAGCGGCGTTCCCTGTGCCCTCTATTTGGAATGTGGGGATTGTGCCAGGGGCGGCAATGAAGTTAGAGCGGGCTGTAGTAAGACCTTTGAGGAGGTTGCCGTCTTTATCAATGCGAAGTCGCTCGGTGCCTTCGGTGGTGACTTTGAAATGACCGTCGGTGCCAGTGTCAACGACCTCGGCTTCGGTGTTGCCCTCGCTGATCTTGTCCCCAGCAGCAGTGCCCCAGCTGAGTGTGCCAGCACCGTCGGTTTTTAGAACTTGATCGGAGGTGCCGTCAGCACTGGGCAGCGTCCAGGTGACATTGCTGGCGACCGTGCCAGGTGCTTGGAAGGCCACCCAGTTGCTGCTATCGCTATCGCCAAAGCGCAGGTCGCCTTGAGCGTTGACCGTGATGTTGCCAGTGGTGGTGACGTTCTGGCTGCCAAAGTCTGGGCTGATCTTGGTGCCAGCGATGGCAGCTGATGCATTGATGTCAGCGTTCAGGATCGTTCCATCAGCAATCATCGTGCTGGTGACGGTGCCGGTGTCACCTGCGGTGATTGCGGTACCGCTGATTTTGGTCTTGTCGATTGCTGCCGAAGCACTAATGTCGGCATTGACGATGGTGCCGTCGGCAATCATCGTGCTGGTGACGGTGCCGGAATCGCCGGTAGATACCAGCGTTCCAGTGGCGTCGGGCAGCGTCAGAGTTTTGTCGGATGCAACAGATGCCGGAGCCTGGATGGCGATGTAGTTGGTGCCGTTGGCCGTGGTTTCCCGGAAACGGACCTGCTGCTGGTTGTCCATGACCAGGGCGCCGGTCATGGTGTCGCCCGTAACGTTTACAAACTCGCCGGCTTCACTGCGCCAGGCGGTTCCGTCCCAGATTTTTAGGTTGTAGGTGCCGCCGGTGGTATCGAGCCATTGCTCGCCGACGGTGTTGCCGGTTTCACCGCCGCTAGCCGGCGATGCGTTTGGAGCGGTCGTACCAACGTGGACTGGGCCAACTTTGACCAGGGTGCCACTGGCGTTTTTGAAGAACAGGCCGGGACTGGTGGCCTCCGTGTTCATTGCGAGCTGGCCTTCCGCCATCGCGGCGGGGGTAGGCCGCTTGTTGGCGGTGCTGCTACGCAGATGCTGGAGAGCCATTCCTTAACGTCCCAGGTGAGACCGGAATTTACTCTTGCAGTTTAGTAAGTGCCGTCGTCAAAAACGTAAGCGAGACTTGTCCATGTAGTCGTTCCGTCGCCGACTTTCCACTTGCCGGTATCGGATTCAATGCCGATTTCGCCTGCCAGTAGCAGTGTGTTGGCACTGGTCCAGTTGCTAGCAGTGTCGCGGCGCTGCTTCTGTAGTGCAGTAAGTGTGATGCTCATAGTGCTCCTCCAGGGCTGATGATGTATCCCCTGGCTGGTACAGCGGCAGCAGCGCCTCCATCTAGGGTATAGGTTCTGGCCGGAGACGTCCCAGCTAGACCGGCATCAAAGACAAGATCGCCGGTGTCGATTGGGGCGGTCTGTAGAGACACTTCGACTGTAAAGCGATTTACGCCTTCGTCTGTAACAGTGGGGGTATTGAGATAGCGCCAGGCGTAGTCACTTAACAGGGGGATTGGCGGAGTTGTGTAGTCCGCCCACACTTCCGCGGATAGGTAAAAAAGGTTGTAGGTGCCGTTACTGTTAAAAAAGTGGTCTTTTATGAGGTTCATTTGAGTTTCGGTAAGGCATATAAATGACATTTCAAGTGTTTGATTTACGCGGCGATTGCCTCTGCGGAAACCTGTCGTGTTACCTGCCAGGCTTACGTTCAAGTTGCGTGGGACGTCACCGGCAACGAAAACGCGAGTATTGGGCTTTAGAGCGGGAAAAGCAGCCATGGCTAGATAATGTCGCTCTCCAGCTCTACCGTTACGTTAAAGCGGCCCGGTGCAGTCGGGGTGATGCTTAAAGTGTTTGCGTACCGCCATTGATAGTCCAGCACGCTAATCGGAACGCTGCTGTATCCGGCCCAGATCGCTGCTGGTAACGGGAAAGGGATTAAAGAACCCTGCTGGCCGTCAAAGTGGTTATAGATTGCGTTGACGTTTGTTTCCGTCAGGCTGTTGTAAACAAGACTTAGACGCTGTTGGACGCGTTTTGTGTTTTGAAGGAAGCGCACTGGTACGCCGCTTGTACCAACGTACTCCAGCTGGGGGTAGTCCCCCAAGGCGAGGGAACGGCCGTTAGGTGTGATTGCCGGGAAAGTAGCCATCAGACCACGGTAAAAGTGCCGTTCACAATATCGTCGCTGATTAAAGCTACATCGGTTGCGTCGACGGGGAACTCGGCAGCTTCGATGGTGCTAATGCCGTCCGTACTGTGCGTAACTTTAGTGACTTGATACCAGTGGGTTTCTGTGCGGTTGTCGCCGCGGGTGTTGATGCGCTGGCGCTCCACCTTAATGACTTGGGTGGGGATCAAAGAAGTCGTCAGCAGAGGTGTTGCAAAGTTAATGGCGTGCGTGGAGTAGCGGCGACGTGCCAGCTCGTACTTCCCGTACAGTGCGGCGTGGGTAGAAGTGGTGCAAAAGTCCGTCATGTCAAACTGCACGACGGGGGCGTTGGCGTCGGTTTCTGGGTAACGGACGGTCGTGGTGCGTTGGATGCTTACGGTAGTGGGGTCGGCCTCGCGCCAGAGCAGAGATACGACAATCGCACGGCGCTCATCGGCAGAAAAATACTTTTTCTGGAAAGAGCCCGGCAGTATTTCGGCTTCGGTAAATGTCAATACAGGTGTTAAAGGCGTGGTATCAATGTTTAGAGAAACATCGGCCGGAAGAAGAGTTTGCAGACTGTACTGGCCATTATCGGAGACAAAAGCTAAGAAGAAGTATGGAGCAGTTGTGGTTATGTAGTCTATTACGTTGACGGCCTGGTCGACTAGGCCGTTAAAAAACATATTGTTGTTGGTACAAAAAACCGCTAGCTGTGCAAGATTATCAACTTTGATTGGCGACGCTAAATCAAAAGTGCTGGCGCCGTTGGCGCGTTTCATAAGGGTAAATAAGTACATTGCCAGGTCGACAAACTGACGACTTGACCCTGTTAAGTATGCCCCCGACACTAAACCAACGCTGTACAAATCAACTATTACACCGAAGGCGTAAAAAATCGATAATTGCTTAAAGTTTGCGGCGTCGGGGTAGTCTGCTGGAAAATAACTAGTAAATCTGTTGCCTTCATTTGGATCGAATAGATTTGCCCAAATCTGCAAAAAAGTTATGTCTGCGTAATTTGTAAAATTTTCGGTTGGCGGCGGCGAGTTAGGGTTGGCATAAGGGCTGATTCCCCATTCCGTCGTAATGCCGTATAGCGTGCCAGTATCGGCCGGAAGTGCGGGGTTTATTTGTTTAATAAGAGTGCCGTTGCCATAAACAAAAACCACAGGTCCGGTGGAATAAGGCACCGGCCCCGTTGGTGGTACGTATACAAGGGGTCCGGGTGTTATATTTTGGTCAGTTCCTACAGCTCTTCCACCTACTATTGTGCTGCCAGAATAGACAGCGTTGATGTAGGTGTATGTTCCAACGGGGTTGATACCTACGTATGCCCAGTAGGCAGCGGTGACGTCGTTTCCGGTTTTACTGTCGTAAATATAGGTATCGCTGTTGTTGTAGCGAATTACTGAGTTGTCAGTATCTCCAGTGCCTAGTGTTAGTTCTCGTTGGCGATAATAGTTGTTAGCGATGTCGGGAAGTCTTACAGTACCGCCGTTAACCGACTGGGTATTTCCGGCAAAGCTATATACATCAAAATCGCAAAATATGCGTCCGCCGATTGGGCATGTTGTAGGTGACGCGGCGCTTGCAGCTGCACTTATGTAGTCCTGGAATACAGGTGCAGTGTCTAAGTATTCGGTGTACTTAAAATTGCGGTTGCCGGTCCACATCCGGGAAAGGTCCCAGGATCCTGCCAGATTGCCTTGGGATACTGCAAATACGTTGATAGCGGTAAATAGCTGGGTGCCTGTTTTTATAAGGGAAGGCTGGACCCAGACGCCGCCTACATCACCCACGCGAGTACCAAAAACGATTGGTACGGTGTCGCCGGCTTGGGCAACAACTTGCTGCTCTCCTAGTACCGGCCGGGGTTTTTTGCTTTTTTCAGGGGCTTCGTCGTTGCGGGCAGAAGTTGCTCCAGGGGAGGAAGCACGTTGCCTGCTACCTCCTCCGCTGCGAGAAGGCTTAAATGTCCAGCCGGAAACCCAGCGGGCGCCGTAGCCGTAGCTGTACTGAGGTTCCCACTCGCCAGACGATGTTTTGACGTTGGGTGTGCTGAAGTCGTAGCCGCTGGGAGACATTACTGCTGGCTCCGATACTGTTCGATGGCTTGGGCGACGATGTTAGGTGGCATCAAGAAGCTGCCCGCATCAATCATCGTTACGGCGGTGTCCCCTTTGAGTTCCGTTCCATCCGGCTTGGAGTAGATGACGGTTTCGTCAACGATCTTCAGTTCCACGCCCTCGTGCTGGCTGCCGTCGAGGCAGGTCACTTTGAGGTCAAATGCCAGGAAAGTCTCGGTCATTTGCCTCGTTTTTTTGTCAGCATGTCTGCTGTGATTTTACGGGTAGGGACTTGGGCGTTCAACTTATCGATGCCTGGGTTGACGGTCCAGGTGACGGAGGTGTCGTCCAGGCTGGCTTCCATGATGCTGCCGATGTAACGGCTGATTAGCTGAGCACTGGCGTCTTCGTCGAAAGTGTCCAAGCCTGCGTTTTGTACATACAGCGATGCGATGACCAGGTTGTCGGAGGTCATGGCAGCGTCGGTTATATCGACCAAACTAGCCAGTGCGACAGCGTTGATGGCAAGGTCGTTAAGCGCTGAGGCGTAGGCCGAGCCAAAACCCTCAGCAGTAAACGCCAGATAGGAAAACTCGCCGGCGACATTGGGGTCGGGCGTAAGGACTTGGCTTGTTTGGTAAAAGTTTTGCCATTGGGCACTCGGAGTGCGGAGACCGCTTACCGGGTCAGTCATGCTGTCCCGATCTTGGTAATACTCCAGGAAACACACAAGGTCGTAGTTAGCCATCAGCGGAAGCCCGTTCCGTTACGTACGCCGATGTCGGTGCCGATTAGGCGGAGGGTTTGTTCGATGCCGGCGCGGACGGCGCGAGTCATCTCCTTGGTGGTTACGTAGTTGTTGCCGTCCATCTGCATGACCGGGCCGGTCTCGATGGACACCGTAATGCCGTTTCCGTAGCTGCCGCTGCTTGATGCGGAACTCGGGATGGCGGATGCACCACGGGCACCGGCCAGGTAGTTCATGGAGAAGTTTTTGGCCTTGGAGGCTGGGACGATGTACTCCGATTCACCGCCTTCGCCAATCAGACCCAGCGTGGGACGACTGACGATGCCGCCTCGGGCGAAAGCCTTGAAGCCACCGGCCCAGAAAGCGCCAGCGGCTGCTGTTTCTGCTGTAACAGCACCGCCGGTAGAGCCGGATTGCTTAGCTGCGTTGAGTTGTAGTTGTGCGCGGAAAGCATCGAGGATGCGGGCGGCGGCATTGCTGGCTTCGGCAGCAACATCGCTCATAGCGCCGCCCAGTCTCTGCGTCTCAAGGACGCCGGTAGCGAGCGCACCAGCGAGGCGGTCGGCTTGCTCTTTGGACATGCCGATTTCATCGCTGGAGAGTTTTTGCGCGAGGGCGCTTTCTGCTTGAATAACTTTTGTCTGGAATACTGCTTCCGCGACTTTATTTTGGTTGGCAGCAATTTCACTGGTGGCTTGCAGTTGTTTGTACGACTCTTCGACAACAGATTTTTGAAGGCTTAGCCCTTTATCGTAACCAGCGGCAAGCTGGCTCAGAATTTCGGGGGTGGCGCCACGGGACTTGGCGTAAGCCAGGGCAATCTGTTTTTCTGCCTCAATTTGCTGGTACTTAATTTCGGTGAGCTTAGTTTCAAGCTCAGTTTTTTGTATGAGAAGTTGATTATTGGCTAGAGCTTGATTGTATTCAATTTTAGCAGCATTTATTTGCTGATTAAACATTTTTAGTGCAATTTCAAATCGCTGGCCTTCCGTTGTTGCCAGTTCGTATTGACGCTCCAGTTGAGCGCCGTATAGATCGTTGAGTGCGGCCTCTACGCCGTAACGGGACTGCGTAACTTGATTGCCGCGATCCAGGGAGGCAATCTGGTTCTGTACAGCCGTGGCGGCTTCGTTGTACTTTTGAGTGTTGGCTTCGATGGCCAAACCTTGGTCAGTAAGGCTTTGTTTGATGGTTTGTTGTTTCAGAGCTTGACTTTCAAGCGCGGCGTTTTGCGCTAAGGCAAGATCCAGCTCACGTTGCCCAGCGGCGCTTGTGATATTTCCGTATTCCTGGCGTAGTTGCTTGGCTTTTTCCGCGTAATCCTGGCGGATTTTTTCTCGGGCTAGCTCGTTATCGATAGAAGCGTTTATTTCTTTTTCGGCTTGAGTGCGTCCTAGCTGCCTGTTTTTCTCTAGGTCTGTGATTTTTTGGAGGTTTTGCAACTCAATATGCTGTTTGTCCGTGAGGGCTTGGAGAGCAGCAACACGTTGTTCATCGTTTTCCAGAACAGCTTTTGTTTTTTCTTTAATAGATTCAAGAAGTTGGGCTCCACCAGGTAGCAAACTTATGAGTTTTTCTATACCTTTTGCTATGCCGGTAGCAAGACCGCTGGCGATAAGGTTTACAAGCTGTAGAATTTTTGCGGCACCTTGCAAAATGACAGTTAGGGCAGTTACAAAAGGAGCGCCAATAATCGAAAGAGTGCCGGAAACAGCACCGAGGAACTCGTTCCAGGTGTTGCCGAGAAGGTTGACGTTGTTGGTGATGTTTTGGACGGCTTCTGGGACGAGGCCGGTTTGGAGTGTTACTTGATCGGCGATTGCAGCACGGGCTGCTTCGGCCTGACCGGCCGCTTGCAGCAGTCGGACTTGGTTAGTGAGTTCTGCGGTTACGGTGATGGCACTGTCGCGCAGCGAATCCATATTCAGCTGCTTGGTCGCATTGCCGATCTCTGTGATGCGCCGTTGGGCATCTTCAAGTTGTTGGCCGATGGCTGATCCAAGGATTTGGCCGCCGAATCCTTCGCCAAAAAACGAACCAGCGAGGCCGCCGGCTACTTGTCCGGCGCCACCGCCAAATAGCAGCGGGAAACCGGCGCCGAGAGCCAAGTTCTCGCCGGTAGCTTTGGGGTTAAAAGTAAGGCCGCCTTTAGCGGCAGGGGGCAGTTTGGGCCCTTGCTCGCCGAAACCTGCGTTTGCCGTAGCGACAATACGCTTTTGTGCTAATTCTTCTTTTGCAATAAGACTGTTTAACCGTTCTTGTACTGCTAACTGGTTACTTTTTGCACGTACCAGGTCTTCGACGGCTTTTAATTCTTCCTTGGACCCAAGGGCAGCTTTATTGATGTTGTACCAGGCTTTTTCTAGTTGCGCGTTGTAGGTGTTTATGTTTTGGATATTGAAGCCGGCTTTAACTTGCTTAGCATTGATTACATCGACAGCGTTGCTAACTTGATTTAGTGATTTTTGGAGCGTGCCTATTTGGCCGATGCCGACAACGCCGATTTGGATTTCCGCCTTGTAGGCCACGGTTATCGACGCCTTGTAGGTACTTCAGTTTAGTAGGGAAAGCCGCCGGGACTAGCGGCGGCCTTTCCGGGCTTTTTCCATTGCCTTGCGTTCCTCGTCGGCCTGGATGTTGAAGTAGGCGTTCCAGCCGAGGATTTCCGTGTCCGTCATGCGGGTGCGGAGTTCGTTCAGCGGGAGGCCCAGTTCTTTGGCGACGAAGAACTGGAGCATTAGGTAGTTGTCCTTGCGGAGCTGGTCCTCAAGTGCTTTTGGTGTCAAGCTCCTCCGAATCATCGGTCAGGATTGCCAGCATCAGGGCCTGGAGGTCCTTGTCCTTGACTTCGTTCTTGAGGACGTCGATTTCGCCGGCCTTGAACAGCTTGGTGCCGTTTTCGTCGCAGGCTTTGCTGATCAGCAGCTGGAGGGCGAAGGCGGTAGCGTCGTCGGACTTAGCTTGCTTCTGGGCGCGTTCGCGCTCGGCCATCGTCAGTGGGGTGACCCACATCTCAAAGATTGAACCGTCGCTGAGTTCAACTTCTTTCTTGGCCGGCTCCAGGTTGGCTGCTTTACGCAGGCGGTCCAGGGGGCTTAGTTGGGCTGAGGCAGCCATGAGTTAAACATTTGGGACAGGGTTAGTGTAGCGGAGTACAAATAAAAAACCCCGGCGGTGAGGCCGGGGTTGGCGGTTTCGTCCGGCAGCAGACTATCAGGACTTGCTGAGGTCGAAGGTGGGAGCGGCGCTGGGGCGGAAGGCGATTTCCACGCTTTGGCCGTCGTCCGGGTTCACGGTCAGGCTGGCCGAGGTCAGGATCACAGGCACCGTGATCGAGCGGCTGGTGGTGTCGTTCACGGTGCCGCTGGTGACAACACGGTCGATGTAGAGCTTCATCGACGCACCAGTCTGGGTGGCCTGGATCACGTCCTCGATCATCCGGCTGGACAGGTTGGTGTCGTCGTCGGTGGTGTACACCGTGGCGGAACCAGAGCCGTCAGCAAAGCCGGTGATATAGCTGCGGAAAGGCGCGTACTGCCCCACCTCTTGGCCGATCGTGGTGACGTCAATCTCGGCGCGAGTAATTTCAAAGCTCCACTCACGCACGGAGCCCACAACTGCGGGGGCGGTGTACGTGATGCTGGCGAAGCTGGCGCCAAAACCGGAAGGCTGAGCAGTGGCGGTAGCAGCAGTGCCACCAGCGGTCGAGCTGATGGTCATCACGCCAGTGCTGGCGTTGTAGGTCTTGACGAAATACGCACCAGCGGCAATGGCGTTGGTGGTGGTGGCACCCACGGGGTAGGCCAGGGTCACAGGATCGTTGACCTTGAAGCCCAGGTAGGAGCCAACAGTGATGTTGGAGCCGCTAGAAGGGAAAGCGGTGGCGGTCAGCGTGGTGACGCTCGTGCCAGCAGGGGTGTAGTACAGGGCGCCGGAGGTGCCCGAAAGGACGGTGGCCATTGGTAGTACCTATGGATGGACGGTTTTGCGGGCACTGCCCGGCTTAATACAGGTTAGCTCCAGTGCAGTTACGTATTACGAAATAACTTGTGCCTGGAATCCTGCTTCCATTCGTGAAACAAAAAATGGAAGAAAAGCGCGGCGGGATTGTTGATCGGGAGTCGTTCCACCGAAATCAGGGCTGAATGAAGGGCCGCTGATGGAGTTGGTACGCATGTACACGCCGGTGGAAGGTTTGGCGGTGCTGTTTATGTTCTGTAGAACAGTGAAGGCGGTGTTGACTAGGGTTTGGTTGCGGGCGGGGCCTTTGCCTTTGGGGGTGTAAGTACGGATGACAACGACGCCGCGCACTTGATCCAGGCTGGTGGTCAGCGTTGATTCTGTTGTTAGGCCGAATTGGATATTGACGTGGACAAATTCTTCGGTGCTGTCGGCGTCGTCGTCGATAACATTATCGAAGTAAACGGGGACCGCTGGCGATAGGCCGTTGTATGCGGCAACAAGTGGACCTTCTAAGGCGGCGCGGATTGCTTGGTAGTTCATTTGCCGAATCCTCTAGCGGTTCCAAAGCCGCGGCGGAAACCTTTGGCTAAGTCTGCCTGCAGTTCGCCGGCAACGCTGTACTTTGACCACCAATCCAATGGTGCGGTGCTGGTGTTGCGGCCGGCGCCGGCGATCTCGCCTCGGGTACCGCCAGGTGGGCGAGTGCCTGTTCTTTGAGGTTTTACGGCGTCCTGTTTTGTATAGTTTTCGTCGTAAGTAAAGGGCACCAGATCCATTGCTTCATCGGCGTATTTCATGCCATTGACAATGTGATACCAGGTGCCTTCTTGGAAGCGGGCCAGGGGGACGTTACGTTTGTCGTAGGTGTAGATTCTGCCGCTGCTGCGGGCACCGCCGACGGCGCCGCCGCGGGGGACGGCATACCAGGCGGAGGAGAAACGGCCTGTGTACGCGGGGCCTGCTTGTGCGAGGCCGTTCATGATTTGGACGCAGGCTTCTTGGGCGCCTTTGATTGTGGCTGTTTCGATGTCCTTGACTAGGAATTTGAGGTCGTTGCGGGGCATTACTGCGGCCTCAAGAGGATGGTGTGGACGATGGGGTTTTCGCCGCGGGATGTTTTGCAGCTGATGATGCGGCCGGTTTTTGTTGCTGAGTTTTCGGTGTATTGGATGCGGTCGCGGACGCTGGGGGAATACGCTCCAAGCTCGGCGTTGCCGATGATGACTTTCAGGTCGTTTGTTTGATAAAAACTTTCAAATTCTTCGGGATTGGCCGAAAAAATTAGGGCGCGGACTGTCAACGTGGTGTCTGCGCCAGAGACTTCGCCGGTGGTGGCGTTGTACGTGGGGCTGGTGGCGGCTTTTAGGTAGGTGACGTTTTGGCCCCAGTCGGCGAGGAGTTGGGCGGGGAGGGCGGCAAAGGTGTCGTCTACAAGGCTCATGTCAACCTCGGTACAGACGGACTGCGTAGTTGGCGGCGCCGCCCATGCAGTAGGCGCCTAGGTAGGACTGGAGCCAGGGGTAGACGTCGAAGACGTTGTTGATGACGCCGCTGGTCTGGCTGGATTTGTTGTATTTGACTTTGAGGTCGCCCAGTTCCACTTGGTCGTAGATACCGGTGGTGCCAGTGCTGCCCGTGATGGCGTCGGTGTCGTTGGCCAGGGCGCGTGCCAGCTCGTAGGTGGCGGTTTTGATGCCGTCAGGAATCAGGGTGCAGGCCAGGTCGATGCCGTCGACGGTGTAGTCCTCGCGGGGCCACTTCAGGGCTTGGGTGTCGGTGCAGCGGTCACCGTAAAAGCTCAGCGCGTCGATCCAGCGGGTGGCGGAGATCAGAGCGCGGTTTTTTTGGTCGGTAGTCTTGTTGGTCCAGGTGCTGGAATCCGGCACCGTTTCGAAGTAGGTATCGGCAGCCGCCAGCGTTACGTAGCTGTTGGAGGAGGCCCCGCTCAAAGTGGCATCAATGACAGCGGGCACGGCTTAATACAGTCTTTTCTTGAGTTTAGCTCCAGAAGTAGATCTTCTTGTTTTGAGGGGTGGATTCAAGATGACGGCGTGGTAAACGTGGGCGCCGGCCATTTCGAGGTCGGCTTGGGCTTCGGTGTGGTGGCCGTATGGGACGTCAACCATGTGGCGCGAGTTATCCTGTAGTACGAAAAGACGGACCAGTTTCATGACTCCGCGTAGATCGACCGCCGTGGACTCCAGCGTAGAGGCACCGGAAGTGCAGCAGGTGGGCACCAGGCAGCCTCGGGTGTGGGCTGATGTGGCCAAGCAAATTCAGGCCATGCGGGCTGAAGGTGCTTCGGTGCCAGAGATTTGTGAAAAGCTGGAGGTTTCCTATGTGTTGGTGAACCAGCTGATTCTGCAGTCGTACAAGATGGCGATTGCAACGGATCAGGTTTTTGAGAGGCAGGAGAAGATGCGGTTGGGGATTGAAGGATAACTACACGTGCTTCCAAGTCTGCCTAAGCAGGATTTTGGACACGGTGGAAGCACTGATCCCGTATTTGATTCCTAGACGCTCTAAGTAACCTGGCGTGCGGTCTGTTTCTTCCCGCAACGCCAGGACTTTTTCTGTCGTCATTTTTGCTAGGTGCTTAAGGGCTTCTCCGTACCGTGTAGGTGGTTTAGGGCTAAGCCCGGTCGCGTAGGAGTGCTTCATATTTTCTGTTTGTGTTACATACTCCAAGTTTTCTAGGCGATTGTCGGTTTTGTCTCCGTTTTTATGGTTGGTGACCATACCTTCTGGACGCGGACCTACCCATGCCTCCAGTACCAGCAGATGGACTAGCCGTGTCCTAAAACCTTTAGGTGTTTTCAGGTTTACCTGTCGGTAGCCCTGCATATGGGAGGTCTGTTTTAAAGGAAACGGCTCGTATCTGTGATGGCTGTAGATCTGGCCGTCTTCTGTGGCGCTGTAGCCAATTACTGAGGGGATGGGACGCATATCCATGAAAAAAGGGCCTCCGTAGAGGCCCGTATCATACCGCAAGTAAAGCGGTTTATCAGTACACCGTTTGGTCGAACGGCGTATTTACGAGCAGACGGGCCACGGGCACTTGCTTGGTGGAGCTGTACACCAGGTTCCAGCTGGCGGTGGCGGCCAGGTTGCCGGTGGTGGCAGCGTTGCTGGGGTTGTCGCCAGCGGCGGCCCACTTGGTGCCGGTCACGTGGTAACCGTAGTGGTAATCCACGGCGATCACGTCCTGCATGGAGAGGATGTTCCGGTCGGCAGCCAGGCGCAGGTCCTGTTGGATGCCCTCGGAAATCACACCGCTCTTGAACAGGTACACCGGGTACTTCACCAGGTGGGTGGCGGTACCGCCGGTCAGGTAGGTCAGCTGGTCGTCGATCACAACCTTCAGGCCGGCGAACATCGCCACTTCAGGTTGGGTCACGCCCACGCCGCCACCGCCCCAGGTGATGGCACCAGCTGCGGCCAGAGCGGAGGTGCTGAAGGTCAGCATCCCGACTTGCTGCAGGTAGTAAGCCACGGCGGAGTGCATGGCGATGGAGTCAAGCTCCTCGCCGCGCTCACCCAGCTTGTTCTTGGTCTTGATGACGTTGGCGACCGAGATGTAGTTCGCCTCGGTGGCGGTGGTGGTGCCGGTGGCGTCCACCTGGTTGGGGCCGAGCACGCCAGCGCCAGAGATGCCACCGAACAGACCCAGCAGTTGGGCCTTCAGGGTGGAGGTCTTCAGCTTGTTGATGGCGGCGGTCAGCTGGTTGCGGACATGGGCCAGCGGATCTGCACCGGAGCCGAGTTTCGAGAGGTCGTCGGCGGCGTAGGCGAAGCCACGGTGCAGGATCGTCATGATCTGCTCGTCGGCGGTCGACTTCTGAGGGGTCAGATAGCCAGCGCCAGAGGTGCCCCAGGCAGCCGAGGAGAGGATTTGCTCTTCGGTCGGGTTGATGGGGTCAAAGAAGGGCACGCGCACGCGGGTGCCGCCGCTGCGGGCGTCAAGGGCAGCGTTGCGCTGCACAATGCCGCTCTGGATCCACTTCGATTGTTCGAAGATGCCCTCGCTGGTGTAAGCGAGGAACTCGGGACGTGCGACGAGATCCGACAGGAATGTACCGCCGGAATAGTTTTCGAGAGAAGCAGCCATTGTGGGCTCCTAGTTGGGTTTGCGGAGGGCGCCCCACAGGGGCTAGTTGGCGCCTGCTTCGGCTTTCAACAACCTGGCTTTGTCGGGATCCTTCGAGAGAAGAATCATTTGCTGGGTTACGTTCCAGCTGTCCTTGAGCCAGGGGTTGGATTGGCCGGGCAGGGAGGTGGCGCGGGCACTACCCGTGACACCCATGCCGGCGCGGTTCGTGGCGGCAAAATGATGCTCGTAACCGCTGCCGGGGTTTTTTAAGTTGGCGATATACTCGCCAATCGGAACTTCCACGCCGCCGACATAAGCCACAGGCTGTCCTTCTTTGGCGCGTAAGTTCTCCTGCACCAAACGATACAGCTGATCGGGTGCCAGTGCACCAGCAGAAGAGAGTTGGGCGATGGTACCGGCGCGGAGTTGTTCCTGTGAATAACCCTGGCGCACTTGCTCGACTTCCGATTCTTTTTCGGCCAGCTGTTGTTTGAGGGTGGCAACAGTTTGTTGGGCCTCTTCCCAGAGGGTTTTGAATTCGCCGGATTCGGCCAATTTGGCGGTTTTGGCGGATTCCTGTGCTTGGCGCAGTTCTTCGATTTGCTGCTGCAGGGATTCGCGGTTTTCGCGGTCCTTGCGGCGCTCGGCGATCAACTCTTGGTTTTTCGCACGCAATGCTTCGAGTTGGGCGGCCAGATCGGAGCTTTCAGCCACAGGCTGAGGGGCAACAGGCTCCACAGGAGTGACTGCTGCTTGCTGTTCTTCAGGCACGGTTGTGTATCACTTGGACGGTTTTAGTTTACAAGAGAAGAGTTAATACGTTCCATCATTAGTTGAGGCGGGATCGCCGGGGTCGCCTTTGTCGCCTCGGGGAATGGTGAAATTCAGGATTGCGGCGGTGCTGGTGCCACTGTTGGTGACAATGACGGTGGTGCCGGGGGAGCCGGTGTTGACGGAGCCGATGGTGATGGTGCCGGCGGGGCCGGTGTCGCCGGTGGCGCCCGTAGCGCCTGTTGCTCCAGTGGGGCCTGGGTCGCCTTGGGGGCCGGCAGGTCCTGTTTCACCTTGCGGGCCTTGCTCGCCTTGGGGGCCAGCGGGGCCGGTTGCACCAGTTGGACCGGCAGGGCCGGTGGCGCCGGTTTCGCCTTGTGGGCCCTGGGGGCCGGTGGCGCCTGCAGCGCCGGCAGGGCCTGCTTCGCCTTGGGGACCTTGGGGGCCGGTCGCGCCAGCGGGGCCGGCGGGACCTTGAGGGCCGGGTTCACCCTGGGGGCCGGGTTGCGCTTCGCCGACGGTTAGTCCGCTGACCTGGGCGCGGGTGGCAAGTTCCACGCCGGTGGGCCAGCTGGCGGCCTTGGGGCCGTAGAGCGTCAGGCTTTTGGTGTCGATGTACCAGTCGCCGGTGGTGCCTAATTTTGCGGGCGGGGGGCCCTTGCCGGCGTGGATGGTGTTGATGCTGTCGACACGCTTGGTGAGGCGTACCAGTGAGGTGATCTGGGCGAGCGTGAGTTGCTCGGTGTAGGTGGCCATTAGCGGGACAGCAGCTCAATCAGACGGTCCACGCGGTCGGGCGTCATTTCGGCGCGTTCGTTCATGTCGTCCTCGCCGGTGTTTTCGTTGGCCTCGATCAGCTCCGGGGCTTCCATGCTGTCGCTGGCTTCTTCGGCCTCGTCCTCGACGTTGATGTTGTCGGGGAGGACTTCGCCGCGGCGCAGGATCTCCAGCAGCATGGCGTCGCTGATCTTGCCCATCTGGTTCAGTTGGGTCAGCACCGAGACGTCTTGGCCGATAAGGCGGTAGTAGTCGAAGTCGCGGTCGATGGTGATTTCGGGTGGTTCCATGCCGACGTACTCGGCGGCGAAGGCGAACGCTTGGTTGAGGGCGCTTTCCAGTTCTTGGCTGATGATCGAGAGGACGCTGTTGGCTTGGGCTTGGTCGATGCGCTTGGCCTCGGCAGACTCGGCGACGAATTTTTGGCCGAAGAGTTTGGTAACGCCAAGCGTCGACATTTGGCTCTCCAGGGATTGGAGTTCGGCCATTTGGGCTTCGAAGCTGGTGGCATCGGCCTGTACGTAGTACGCCTTGTTGCCCGGTTGCATGGCGATGGCGTAGTTGACGCCCATCGTTGCCGAGCCGGTCGTGTCGTCCCAGCCCTCTAGGACGAGGGTGGGCATGGCGGCGATGTGGAGGGCGTGGATAAGGTCGGCTTGGCGCTGGTAATGGGTGATGTTGAGGTTGGCGATGTCCAGCAGCGGGGGTTGGGAGATCAGCAGGCCGCGGCGGTTGCTGTAGATCGGGACCAGGGGGATTTCGTCGAGGCTGTAGCCGCCGGTGGAGCTGAATTCGACGACTTCTTGACCCAGCGTGTAGAGGTCGTAGCGGCCGGGGTAGATCACCCGCATTTGCTCGATCTGTTCTTCGCCGAATTCGTTGATAGGGGCGGACGTCGTAGTCGTGGATGCGGACTTGGGTGAGACGGTTGGTACCTGGTTCCTTGCGCCAGCCCCAGATCTGGGGAGCGTCGACGTGGACGAAGTAGGGGCGGCGGCCCATGGCACGCTCTTCTGCCAGGTTGATCGCGCCAGCGGCAGGGGGGTAGTCGACCAGGATGGCGCTGTGGCCGTAGGTAAGACTACTTACTAGGGCGCGGCGGGCGTATTCGTTGATGTTCGAGCCCAGGCCGTCGATGTTTTGGGCGAGTTCCAGCCAGTAGGGGTCGCCTTCGATGTGGATGGGTTTGCGGAGGATGGCGCCGGCGGCGGTTTCGATTAGGCGGTTGGTGTAAGGGCTGAGGACGCTGCGGTCGACGCGGGTTTGATAGGCGTCGTCGTCTTCGCGGGGTTCTTGGGGGAGGTATGTTTCGCTCAGGTCACGTAGGTAGTTGGTGCCGTTAGTGACGGCGGCCATGACGCTCCAGTCGGGCATCATGGCGATGACTTCCAAGCTGCGGACAAACGGGGATTCGCTGACTACAGCTCCAGTCGGTGGGATGTTGGCGCTGTAGACCACGGCTTGACTCCTACTTTGTACCTATTTTGGCACTAGAGATCTAGGTGTGTCTCGTGCGCGAGTGGAATACGCCCGTGCGGGAACCGTGGAACGCATTGATTCATCAGTGTTTGAAGGGCGTTGATAATCACATGCACCAGTACATGGAGACTGGGAATGTTTGGCATTTAGAGAAGGCGGATACGTTGAGAAAATATGTGTTGGAGTTGAAGATGTGGATTCATAAAGTTGAGGGAAGATAGTCACCATTTCACCTTGGCGCTCCACCAGGCAGCGCTCATTTTGCCTTTGGCGATATTTTGGGCGTGGCGTGCTTTGAACGATGCCCTTCTGGCCTTGTCTGCTGCTGACTCTCCTTTTTGTGCTGGTGAGCCAGATACGCCCTGTTGGCCGAAACGGATGAGTTTTACCGTGTCGCCTTCTTTGGCGAGGACGACGTGGGACTTTTTCGGGTGGTTGGGGGTGCGCTTGGGCTTGTTGTAGCCCTCGAATTTTTCGCCGCGGTACTCAATCATCGTCCTCTTCCTCGTCTTCGGGGTTTTCGATGGGCACCAGCACTTCGATGCCGAGGGCAAGCATCTTGATGAAGTTGCCCAGGGTGTCAGGCACGGAAGGGGTTTTGAAAACGAAGGTGGCGTGCGTGATGCCCTCCTCGCCGTCAATTTCGATGTGCAGGCAGCTGCCGGTGATGGTCTGGATCGTCATTAGCCGTGGTAAGCGACGGCAATGTGGGGGGTGACGCTGGGTGTGCCAGAGCTGATGGAGGAGATGCGGACGCGGATCTTGGCGGCGGGTTTGCCGTCGTAGAAATAGGCGTATTCGCCGTTGGAGTTGATGGTTTTGCCGTTATCGATGGTGAACCAGTTGCCGTTGCCGTTGAAGCTGCACTCCAGGGCGAGTTGGAAGTTGGCGCCGCCGGTGACGGTTACGGCAAAGGTGTAGCTGGGGGACTGGGCGGGGACTTCCATCCAGTCGTTGACGGCAGTAAGGGTGCCGCCGGTGTACTCAACAAGGTTGGTGAAGTAGTCCTTGGCGGTTAGAGCGACGGCGGCCATGGTTATTTGCTCCGTTTTTTGGCGGTTTTGGCGGCAGCTTTGAAGGCGGCGGCGGTTGGGGCGCCCTTGGTGCCAGGCTTACGCATTTTTTCGCCGCTGCCGGCTGCGATGCGCTTGCGTTTGGCCTGGATATTGCTGTAGAGACCGCGTTTGGCCATTACTTCTTACCTTTTTTGGTGGATTTTTTGGGTTTTGCCATGCCGGCTTCGCTCATGGCGATGGCGATTGCCTGTTTGCGGGACTTCACCACGGGGCCTTTCTTGCTGCCCGAGTGCAGTTCGCCTTTGCCGTACTCACGCATGACCTTGGCGACCTTTTTCTGGGCTTTAGTTGGTTTTTTGGCCATGGTTTTCCAGCTGTTACCACACACGATAGGAGGTCTTTCCGAGGTTCTCTGGCTTGGCGAGGTTGAAAGTTTGGAGGCATAGGTAGCCCAAAGCGTCGAATGCGTGGTCTACGCCGAGATTTTTGTTGGGGAGGCCGGTTCCAGGGGCATAAGTCAAGGTGCGGAGGGATTTGATGAGTTCTTTGCAGCGGGGGTGGATGAAGAGGCGGCGGGTTCCAGAGGCATCCAGCAGGGCGGTGTTGACGCAGGTGATTTTGTCGCGGATTTTCCAGGGGTTTCGGGGGCTGGAGACGGTAAATCCGCTCTTGCGGAGGATGTTGTGGTCGGTGGCGCCAACGCCCGATGTTTTGCGGGCGCCGCCGGTGGGGTCCGGGCAGGCGATGATGCGGCGCTCCACGCCGTAGCGGGTCTGGATTTCTTCGCAGAGGTCCCAGGTGGTGGCGCCGCCGGTCATGATGATTTCGTCGAAGACCCAGAGCACGTCGCCTTTTTTGACCGCGCAGACCGCGGACATGGGGTCGACGTTGAAGTCCACGCCAAGGAGTAGGGGGAGGACCGGGAGGTCTTGCACCACGCTGTCGATGTTGTCGTCGCTGAATGAGACGGCGACGAGACCGCTGAGATTTTCGAAGCTGGCCTCGAATTCTTGGCGGAAGGTGCGGGCGTCGAGTTGGGCGCGGGCAGCCTCGATTTCCTCCGGGGGGACGTTATCGCCGTCGATGGTCGTAAATTGCCAGCGGCTCCAGTCAGAGTCGCCGCTGTCGGCGTATTGCCAGAGTTCGTAGAACCAGCTGGCGGTGCCGTCTGGGGTGGAGATGAACAATGCCCAGCCTTGTTTGTCGGCGAGGGCGGGGCGGATGACTTCGAACCAGACTTCGCTGGACATGAACGCGGCTTCGTCGAGCACCACGCCAGCCAGGCTGCGGCCTCGTAGGGCCATGGCGTTTTCAGTGCCCTTCAGTTCGATGGTTGAGCCGTTCACCAGCTCGATTTTCAGGTCGGTCTCGTTCTTGGACTTGATCCAGGCTTTTGGGACTAGCTTTTTCATTACCTTCCAGGCAATGTCTTTCGCCATCCGGTATGTAGGGGCCGCATAGAAGAATGTTTCGCCCGGCCTTTCGATCGCCCCACGCAGCAACTCGATACATGACAGGTAGCTCTTGCCGAAGCGGCGGCCGGCTACCAATACTCTGAAGCGTTTACGGCTGGAGAAAACTTGTCCCTGGGCGTAGCGGAGGGAGAGCGTTCCAGCCGTTTCGGCCATTTTGTAGGTGACGGGTACCTTCTAGGGTATTACAGGAATTGAACCCCTGCCCCCGGGTGTGTAACAGGGGAAGGAAATGGGAATGTGTCAGCAGGTTCCCTGGTCCCCGCCCCGTGCGGCCAGGATCCGAACCCCACCCCGTGTTACGGTTTGTTACAGCCCGGGCACCGTGGGGGCGTGGTGGTGTTACACTTAAGGGGTCAAACAGGCAAGCCCCGCCATGACCTCCGTTCGCATCGCAGCCGAAGCCCTTCGTGCTCACGGCATCCACTGCCGCCGCGATCCTCTCGCTGTTGGCCGCTGGCTCGCTGAGGTCGACATGGTGCAGTATTGCGTAGGCGGCCTGGCCCTGGTTGCAGCCGCCGCCAGTGATGACCCCATAGCCTCACTGGAAGCGGCCTGCAGCTGATCGGCAGGCACAAAGAAGGCCCCCCGCAAGGGGGGCCTTGTTGTGTGCGGACTTAGCGGCTGGCGTCCAAGTAGAGGGCACCAGCACCAGCCAGCACCAGCAAGCCGGTAAGGGGAAAGAAGCTGCAGCAGGCCGCGCCAGCGAACAGCAGGCCGGCGGCAAGCTTGGGGTTGATGGGAGGGTGAGCCATGGGTCGGTGTCCTTTGGTTGACTTACACAGTAGAACATGGCCGGCAGCCGGGCCGATGTTCAACGTGTTACAAAGTAATAAACCGTCATGATCGCTTGTCGTCGATCTCCACCCGAAGCACCGGGGCCGCGGCGGCCTGCGCCTCCGGCCCGGCAACTTCCCCAACGACCTTGCCCAGGCTGTCGAGCACTTGGGCCGCAGTCTGCAGCTGGCCCTTCCGGATCGCGGCGTTGAACAGCTTAGTCCGCATGGTCTGCAGCCTTGCGAGCATGTTCTCCCTATCACGGTTCCAGTCTTCCGCGTTCCACTTGTTGACAGCTTCCCAGTCCCGCCAAGCTGTCGCCACAGAAACACCCTCACGATCAGCGTGTTCTAGAACCAGCTGGCGAGCACTAAGTCCGTCAAGCTGTCGCCGATAAAGTCGCTGTTGCCGCTGTTCGATCAGCGCGTTAGGGTTTCGCACCCCATAGGGTCGCTGTTTGTTTTCTACAGTTTCCGCCGTAACTTCCGGCGCTTCGGTGTTAGCTTCCGGCTGTTCGGTCACTGTTAAGATCCCCAGGCTGTTTGCTTCAATCTTAAGCGCAGCCACAAAAAAGCGCCCCGATGGAGGGCGCCCTTAATCGGTGGCGGTGCTGGTCACACTGCACGGAACACCAGCCACTCACCGCCGCCGATGCTGTGCAGCCGGTAACCGTCGCCAATCACCAGCTCACCCCAAGCCGCTTCCCAGTCAACGCAAGTTAGCGGCCATTCCATCTGATCCAGCTTGACGCCAAGGTCTTCGGCCAACTGCTGGGCATAGTCTGCCCCGGCCCGTTCCTCATTCCAGCCTTCGGCGCGGCCACAGTAGGAGTCTTCCACCGTATCGGGGTCGATTCCATCGGCGTCAAGTTCGGCAATTAGCTCAGCCCAGCCGGTGGGGTCATCGTTGCCCATGCCGAAGTGCCCCAGTGCTTCGGCCCAGCCTTCGTCAAGCCAAAAGCCAAAACAGGCACCGTCGCCTTCTTGGCTTCCGAAGTTAAAGCCGGTTGGCGCCAACTCCTGCAGGGCTTCCGTCAGTTCTTCCAGGGTGTGGCAGGCTTCGGCATCATCCCAATCCGACTCTCGGGAATCCTCGCCGACTAGTTTCTCCAGACTGGCCAACGTGGCAGGGCTGAGGGCTTCCGGCTTGTTTGCCGCCAGGGCCAGAACTTCGGCAACTGACCAGAACTTCGGCAGGAGATCCTCCGGCCGCAGGGTGTCGCAGCTGGCAATCCACGGGAAATGCGCCAGGGCTTCGGAGTTGTAGCGAGTCATGTGGTGAGCCTATGGGTTGGGTCTCGTGTGCAATGGTAGAACCGCTAACGCCCCGGCGTCAAGCCAGGGCCGTGGGGTACTCGTTAAGGTTCTCCAGGATCATCTCCCGCAGCCGGTCGAAACCGTCGCGCCAGGGTGCGGCATCATCCCGGGCCGCGAACACGCACAGCCCCAGCTGCTGCAGCGTCCGCACACGGTCGGCAATGCTTTCGCCGCCCCAGTCTGCGCTGATGCCGTCACACTCCAGCTGACTGTGGTCGTCTTCTGAGATCAGCGGATAGTGCTCCAGGGCTTCCACTGTCTCGATCACGTCAGCCGGAACCCGCAGCAAGTCCAGCACCACGCCGCGACCGTTCCAGCCGTAGCCAACTTCAAGGATCCCGCCATGGGGGTCTGGCGTGCTGGCAGGATCCGTGAGCACGCGGAAGTTCGAAAGCCCCACCAGCCCCGTGCGGCTGTAGTCGCTGTAGCCGCAGTAGGACGGCACGAAACCTAGGGAAACACCGCGCCAGCGTTCTGCTAGGCAAGTCTGGAGGTGTTCCTCGGGGGACTGGTGCCACTGGTGGCTGCAGTCTGTTTCGGGCTGGCCGTCGCGGATCAGGACCCAGTGGCCGGAGCATCCGGCAAGACGGTCGACGCGCTCCAGGAGAGCGGGAGAGGCGGTTGGCATGGCAGGGTGTGCCGAAGTGCTCCCATAGTGTATGTCACGGCTGGCGATTCCGCAAGCTTGCGCCCGGTGCTACTGTTACAGGTGAAGCCCTCAACCCAACCTAGGAGGCTCCCCAATGAACCGACCCCTCGGGCCGCTCCAGCGGAACATGTTGGCCTTCTGCCAGCGCCACCCCGGACGCCACACGATCCACCCCGACCGCAAGACAATTAGGATCGCCCGCTCTCTTGAGGCCCGCGGGCTGCTGCATGTGACCGATTGCGGCATGTGCACCGCCAGCGGATGCCCCGTGCTGATGGTCCAGCTGGCGGAGGGGTGCCAGCCGTGAGCAACGGGGAATGGGCCACCGCCAGAGAACGGAAGCGTTCCAGGGAAGCGGAGCGGGAAGCTGCCCGCCGCCTGAAAATCGAGTGGGCTGACAAGCTGTGGTTAGCCCAGAACCACCCCTGTGATGATGCGGTGCTGGCGTGGCTGGCGGAGAATCGCGCCGAAGCTAGCAAGATCGGTTCCAGCCGTTGGAACCTGGAGACCTTGCCGGATTTACACGACCGGCAGCGGAAGCTACGGGCCGCCGAAGCGTTCCAGGCTGTTCTAGATCGCGCCAGTATCAGCCACCAAACCCTCACCGCTGAGGCGGTGCTAGCGGCCGGCGGTTTTCCACAGAATCCCCAGCCGGAAGTTGTGGAAAACAAAAAACGCCGCGCACATGCCGGCAAGGCCCAGCCCTCCCGCAAACGTTCCAGCTGATGCCCCAGCCCTCACCCTCAGCGGTGGGGGCTTTTGCGGATCTCACAATGAGACTCAGTTGCGACGCTTGCCGATGCTTTCCAGCTGCTGACCGTCGGGCTCCGCATCACCCGCCAGTTCATACAGGGCCGCAATGCCTAGGAACGCACCAGCGAGAACTAAAGCCGTGGCAAGTAGGCCCATGAATGGCTTTTCGTCGAGGCCGTTAGGCCGAGACATGAATGGCGATTAGTCCCAGCATGAATGGGTTTCTTTCATGCTGCATGAATGGCGTCTCAGGCTGAGACTTGAGTGGGATTCTGGAGAGCGGAGTAATACTGCTCTACCCGTGCGAGGAACGAGCACTCGGCCTGCTGCAGTTCTTCGGGGGTCATCCAGTGAATGTTTGGCGCTCCACAGCGGCGGGCTAAGACAATCACAGCTCCTGTCGGTTCCAGTCCGGTCAGGTGTTTGAGGCCGAGGCTGTAAGCCCCACACTGGTCGATATAGCTATGGCCGGGTGGTAAACGTTCCAGGCCATCTTCATCTTTTTTAGTTTTACGCCCGACGCTGGTTTTCCAGTCAGCAACAACGATGGAGTTGTTTTTGAATCCCAGCAGGGCATCTGCCGTTCCAGCAAAACCTGCCGGGTGGTGAATGGAAAATTCGCTGGCGAAAATTTCGGTGACGTTTTCGGCGATCCAGTCGGAGAGACTGCGGGCGTAGCCGGATGCGCTCCAGCCAACACGGGGGACGTTTGGCCTCACCCGTTTGAGTGCCCATTGCGTGATTGGCGAGGGAATCCGGGCCAGCCCTTGATCGTCCCAGCGGATGGCGTTGCGCTTGTTTGCAGTGGAGCGTGCCAGCTGTTGGGCAGTTTTGAGGAGATACTCAGCCTGGCTGTGGGCCATGTTGCCTCGGGTGGCGGCAACGTTGCGCTGGCAGCTTGCTTCCACTGGTCCCAGGCGAGCTTCCCAACGCTCCAGCCCGGTTTTGTCGCTTGTTTCCTTCAGGATGTGTGTAACACTATGGTATACATTACCTTTGATGTCCCGGTAGACCCGGAAGGGGCCACTGTTGTCTTGCTCCAGCCTCCATTTACGCAGTCCTGCCAAGGTGTCTTGCGTATTGGAAGGCATTTGAATAGTTTGTCCCAAAACTACTATACCACTGCAAATTCGCCGTAAAGCTCGATGGCGGCTTTTTTATACGCGGCGTGAGCTTCCTCTGGGGTTGCATAGCTTCCCAAAGGGACCCACTTCAAATTCACCCGGATTCGGGCGTACCAGCGGTTTCCGGTTTTTACATAGCCTTTTGCCGCTCTGTTGTGTCTGTTTTGTGTGCCAGTAGCTAAACGTAGGTTCCAGTGCCTGTTGTCGTGTTTGATGCGGTTGATGTGGTCGATGTGCATTACTCCAGGATCCGCGCCCGTAACCCACTTCCAGACGATTCTGTGATTTGTGTAGTTACGTTGCCTCCAACAAATTTCGTAGTAACCACGGGGTTTTAGGCATCCGGCTACATCACCGGCACGAACACGCCTGCCTGTGCTTACTCGCCAGATAAGTTCGCCGGTTAAAGGCTTGTACTCAAACAGCTCCCACAACTCTTCCGCAGTCGGTAGGGGCTTGTATGCTTTCGCCATCGCCTATTCCTGGTAGGTGGTCGGGGGCAGGGTGTTGGAAGCACCGCTGCCCCACCATTTTACCTACTAGGCAGGCTTAAACGGATTGGCGCCTGTTAGTAAGCGCGAAATGTCGAAGCCTTCCGATTTGGCCTCAATCCAGGCCGAATCAATGTGTTCCTGTGAACCACGCTTGCGGGGGACGGGGCGGACGGTGTACTCGGTGAGCAGGCCGCTGCCCTTCTTACTGATCGTGAAGTCCCACTCCAGCAGGTTTTCGTAGTCCTCCATTTGGGAGATCTGGTCGATTTCCTTGAGGATGGACTTCTGGGTGATCTGCAGGACCTGGACTTTGCCGGACTCGTAGTTGTAGACCGGGCAGGCGATGGCGAACTTCACGTCGGCGGTGCCAGGGCCGCCGCGGCCTTCGCGGGGCTCGAACTCGCCCATCTCAGTCGTCACGTCCTCGATGGTGGGCTCGTAGTCGAAGCGGAAGGGCTTCGAGGCGCCGTTGGCTTGGCCCCAGCACTCGTAAAACTCCAGGGGTTCGTCGGTAAGGAGGGCGAACCGCACGGAGCCGCCGTCGGGGAGCTTGCTGAGGCTGAGGTAGCCGCCGCCGGTGCTGTTGGAAGTAACAGCAGCAGAGGCTTGCTTGGAAAGGAAAGGCATTGGTGTTTCCTGTGTTTTGGTGGTCGCCCGAGGGCAACGTGCAACACACTAACACGGGATTGACGCCGCGGCTAGCCTAGTAAAACGCCCCAGCCGCGGAAGGCGGCCAGGGCGCAAGTCAAACATTCCTGTAGGAGTCTAACACTGTGTCTCGTGCGACGCAAGATTTGCTGGCTTTTGTGCGCCAGTTACCTGACGGCTTTGCTTACGCCCCTATTTACGCCAAGGGTGAGGTTCTGCCTTCAGGCTCTGTAAGCAAGGGTAAGACCCCAACAAAGCGCAGCCATGACACGGTGATGAGCCCGGCTGACGTTGCGCTTCAGATCGAGCGGCAACCCGGAGTGTTCCAAGCGGTTGGTGTTTTTACCGGCGGTCGCAGCATGGGACTTGTGATTCTTGATGTGGATCGCAATCTCAGCCGTCTCAAAAAGAAGTGGGGAGAGACGCTGGAAGGTGCGCCGGTGGTTACGAGCACCAAGGCCAATGCGGCGAAGTATCTGTTCCGCGTCCCAGAGGCTCTGTGGGGCTCGGTGCAAGGTTTTGGGTTGTCGGATACCGGCGCGGGCTACGAGGTCCTCTGGGGCCGTCAGGGGGTCATCTACGGGGCTTATCCGGGCTCCAGCGATGGGAAGGCGCCGGAAGGTTCTTATGGCTTTCAGGGCGATCTGGAGGCCATCCCAGAGGCTCCAGGGTGGTTGTTGGCGGAGATGAAGGAGCGGGCGGGCAAAGGTATTGAAGATGCTGGCTTTATTCGGAATCGCAAGGCGCTTGATTTTTCGGATCGGGATCCAGCTGAGGTGGCTGAGATTATCCAGTCCGCTTTGAAAGTCATTCCGGGGCAGGGCGCTGGCAGCCGGGACCACTGGGTGAAGGTGGGGATGGCGATCCACAGCGAACTGCCGAATGATCTCGGTTTAACGCTGTGGTCAGCTTGGTCTGCTGAGGATCCAGAGTTTTCACAGGATTGGCAAGAGGGCAATCCCTGTGACGCTGCGTGGAAAAGTTTTCGTAAGGGGCCGGTGAGCCTGGGGACGCTGTTCTGGATGGCGGACCAGCAGATGCCGGGCCGGCTGTGGTTGGCGGAGGATCTGCGGAAGGTCGTGATGCAGCTGGAGGTGGATGCCTCACCCGAACAGCTGCCGCGATTTACCGAAATCATGCTGGCTACTCGGGAGGCGCTCCAGCTGGAAAATCCGGCTGAGCAAAAGTACGAGCTTCACAAGATCGCGTACAAAGCCAAGATGCGCGACGCTTTTGAGCTGGAGAAGATGTATGTCGATCAAGTCCAGTATGAGTCTCAAGCTGAGACGATGACGGTGGCTGAGTTGCTCCAGCAGGATTTTGAGCGCAGCTACTTGATCCCGGATCTGTTGCCTAATCCTGCGGTGGTGCTGATTTACGGCGCTGGCGGTGATGGCAAGTCGATGGCGGCTTGGACTCTTGCGAAACACGTTGCGACTGGCGCTCCCTTTGTCATCAGGGGGCATCACGTTCCGGTGCAGCAGGGTCCTGTGTTGCTTCTGAACGGTGATCAGCCGCTGGTGCAGATGCAGGAGCAGCTCCAAGAAATTGAGATGCCGGCTGATGCGCCTGTGACTTTGAGGACTGATTGGACGCTCCAGTCGTATGCGCGTTTCCAGCGGCTTATGGAGCGGCTCAAGCCCAAGTTGGTGGTGATCGACTCGCTGATTGGCTGCTCTGGTGGTCGGGCTTTTGATGAAAACAAGTCCGACTTCGCTACGCCGCTGTACTGGCTGACACGTAACAACGGCGTGTTGTTTCCGGCAACCACCATCCTGATCATTCACCACGCCAACAAAACCGGCGGGTTTAGGGGAACCAGTGCCATTCGGGATGCCGTTGATGAAACCTGGAGCTTGAAGCGGCCCAGTGACAAGCAGGTGGAGCAGACCGGGCCTAACACCCGGATTATCACCATTGAAAAATCCCGGTCTGGTCGTGGTGGCACCAGCCTGCTGCTGCGTCAGGAAGCCGATCTGAGCTTCACGCTGTCCGATTGGACCCCGGAGGTCGATCCGGCTGAATCGACGCCTTCTGGGGTCACTGACAGGGTGCTCCAGCGCCTTCGTGTGGTTTACCCGGCCGGTAAGACCCGTGAGGAGCTGAATAGTGATGCAGTGTGCGGCGGCAGCGTGGCCGCAATCAGGAAGTCGCTCCAGCGTCTGGAGAAGCGTGGGCTCATCCAAGTTTCTGAGGTTTTGCCTGCTGGAAAGGGAGGTCGTCCAGTCAATGTGTACCAGGCAGTAGTAGCTCTCTCGCGGGGAGAGGGTGAAAAAGAGTGTCCCCTAGACCAAACCACCAGTATTTGCAGTGGATCTGCAATGGGACACACCCCTGTTTCGGAGGCAGAGTGTCCCACATCAGAAAGCACAAGGAAGACTGGTGGGACACGGGCTCGAAAATCCAAGCCCTGTCCCATTGCTGATCCGTTGCAGGACAAGGGATCTGAGCAAGTGGACACCTCTGAGATATATCCCCGCGTGCGCGAGGAGCGTTCGGAGGCAGAACTCAGCACCCTGATGGAGGAAGCCGCACGGCTTTGGGACTGATGGACAAGTTCAGACCGCCTAACTTTTTCCTAGGGCTCATGCGGGTTGCCGCGTGGCTGATCTGGAGAGACACCGTGGCTAAACCTGAACCGCCTCAGCCGAAGCGCCCCAGGAAGCCAACATTGGGTTACACCGTCGGTGACATCCCCTTCGACCTGCTGGCCGTGGTCCGCGTTCAGTGGTATCGGAGGGGCCGGGCGTACGAGGTTGAGGAGTACCAGATCGAGGAGTGCCCTGATGCCCATGGGCAGTTCCACTACATCGTTGGAACGGCGCTGAAGCAGGGTGCTGACGTCTGCGTTCTGACCCAGTACCAGCCAGAAGACCTGGGGGTGCCGACGTGATTCCGCCGGTGGTGGTCTTCGGGCTGACGTGGCTGCTGGGGATGCTGGCGGCCACCATCTACCTCACCCAATGGGCCACATGAAGAATTGCAACAGCCCGGCTGGACGCTCAGCTGGCTGTGTGCAACAGTAAGGGCACGCCCGCAACGGCGTGCCTTTTATTACTGATTGACATGGACGATTTCACCTGCACCAAAGTCGACAACACCAAGCTGAGCCCGTGGTACTTCGCCGTCCACTGGGCCGGAATTTACCTCCAAGAAAAAATCGTCGAAAGCGAGCGTCTTGGTTTGGTAGAACCGACCTATGACGTGCTCCAGCTCAAGCAGCTTCAAGACTTGGAACAGTTTTTGAAGATGAGCTGGGATCAGTGGATGGATGCCATTGAAGCCCGCCAAACTGCTACGGAGGCCAAATGAGCCAGGTACTAGAAATTGAGGATCTGTGGTTTGAGGATGGCGGCACCCGCATTGTTGTTGATGCCGTTGTTGACGGCATGGTTGTGGTCCACGCGCAGACGCACCTCGATCCACCAGAGTGGGGGCCTGCCTTGTGCCGAGGCTCCTTCTACCTTCACGAAGAGGATCTGATCCCCGCCAGCGATGACGGACTCCGCAAACTCCTCTCCGAGCGAATCGACGACTGGGCCCCGCTCGACACGTCTGATTGGGACGACTGAAGCCCGCGAGCTTCGGAACGAGCCCGATTACGACGACTGGGAATACGGCACCGAGCCGATCCCCGGCGACACGCACTGGGTCCGCGCCAAAACGTTGACCCAGCTGTATCGTCACCTGATCTACGTGTTTGCCACCAGCGACACGATCTGCTCCAGCAGACTCGCCAAGCTGGCCATCCACGAGATTCTCAAGTTGCGTCTCACGGATCTCACCCGGTTACGCCACCAAGACCCAAGGTATTTCGCATGAACTTTGACTGGTACAACGATTACTATCGGCAGTCCCGGGGTTACGGCCCCGGTGAAATCGCCGATTTCTATCGGCAACCTGCTAAACCCTCCACCTCCGTTCCAAGGGAATTTCAAGGGCGTTTTGCGACGCCTGCTGAATACGACGCTTGGGTGCGCGAGCGTTGGAGCCTCTACACCAACGGCTATTGATGACTGAAAACAATCTGGTTCCGTTCTACAGGTCCTTCCTGTTGAGCCAGACCGTCTACTTGGACAAGATCAAGGAGATGCCACTTCGAGACTTGGAGCTGCTCAACGTGGAAACGCTGGCAGCCCTCAACGAAGCTCGGCATAACTACGCCGCGATTGAGGACAAGCAAAGCGAGGATGCCAGCAATGAGTTCCGGCGCATGAAAATCGCCGGTTACTTCCAAGCTGCGCTCCAGATCGAGCTTTCTTCTCGCTGATCCTGTACTACACTCTCACCGTTCTACTGATGAACATGCACATCCTTTCTGACGAACAGTTCCAGCAGATCACCACTGCCCTGGAGCAAGCCTTTGTGGCGATCAATGCGTGCCAGCACATCGAGCTGGATCTGACCAAGCCCAAGCAAACCATTCCGCTGCCCGCCGGCGAACGGCTTGTACGTACAACTGCCGTACAAAAGCCGGAGTCTCAACCTAAGACTCGTAAGTCCAGCCGCAAGGCGAGGGCGGCGTTGACGGAGAAGAAGGTGCTGGAGATTAAGCGCCAGCTGCAGGCTGGGGGCAAATCGGTCGCCAGGATTGCCAAGGAGTTTGGCGTCCACAGCACCACGATCAACTGCATCAAGTGGGGCAAGACGTGGAAACACGTGTCGCTCCAGCAGGATCAGCCCGCCACGGTGGTGATCTGAGGTGTCGATCCTGTGTGACCACCAGATTGTGTCGCTGGTGCGGCGCAAACTGGTTAGCCCCTACGACCAAGAGCTGTTGAATCCCGCGAGTCTCGATGTGAGACTCGGCGAGAACATCATGGTGGAGTCACCGTTGACTAGCCAGTTAGTCCACCGTTCGATTGCGGGGCACACGCAGGAGGAACCTTTCTTGCTCCAGCCGCATGAGTTCATACTCGCGGAGACGTTGGAGGAGTTCCAGCTGCCTGACTGTATTGCCGGGCAGCTGGCGCTCAAATCCAGCCGGGCGAGGGAGGGGATTGAGCATTTGCTTGCTGGGTATATCGACCCCGGTTACAAAGGACGGTTGACGCTGGAGCTGCAAAATGCACGCGCTATGCACCCAGTTGCGTTGTGGCCTGGGATGCGGATTGCACAGATTGTGTTCCACCGCATGTCGATGTTGCCGGGCAAAGACTATTCAATGACTGGCCGTTATTACGGCGACACTGCTGTTCAGGCTTCTAAAGGATGAACGACTTTCAGTTCCAAGTCAGTGATGCCGTGCATCACCCCAGTCACTACACCGCCGGCAAGATAGAAGTCATTGACATCTTGGAGGATTGGGTCCAGCACGCGCCAGATGCTGTGGTTGGCTCGCTCCAGTGGCAATGCCTGAAGTATCTAAGCCGGATGTGGCTCAAGAAGGATCCGCTGGAGGATGCGGAAAAGTGCCGGTGGTATCTAAACCGGCTGATTAACACCCTTGCAACTGAGGCTTATCGGAATGAGTGACTACAAAGCAACGCCCGCACAGTGGCAGCAGATTGAAAACAGCCAAGTTTTTAATGGGAGCTTTCAAGCGTGTGTTCTTGAGCTTCGTTCCAGGGTTGAAAAACTTGAGTTGGCCACCAGTATTCATGATGCCGTAACTAAGGAAGTAAAAAACATGTACTTCCCAAGCATTAAAGAGCAAGCCCTGGTTGCGCTTCACGCAATCGCTACAGGGGCTGACGATACCCGCGAGTTGCACCAAGACCTCGACACCATCCGCCGCGCACTGGAGCAGATCGATGACTAACGAATCACCCATTTCACTAGCCTTTGATTACAAGCCGCCGAAAATTAACTGCCCGAAACATGGCGTTCACGGTTACATAATTCATAGCAGTATTCCTGGTTACGAAGGTGATTGGTGCCAGCTTTGCTCGCTTGAGACTCTCGGTCCTTCACTTGATCTTGTAACTGAGGACGATGACTGACCTCTCGCCCGCCGCGCAGGCAATTTTGGATGCCTATCAGTTTGCACCAATCGACGATCACCTTACAACTGCTGCTGTTCTTCGAACTGTTGTGAAACAGCTTGGTTACTCCAACGTGCCTGAAGAATTTGCTCACCTAAGGCCGCTTGTCATTGATTCCGATGACCTCCTTGCCATCGCCGATGAGCTGGAGCGGTTAGATGCGTGAGCCGAAAAGACCGCCGACTAGGACGTCGTTTCGGGAGGGGTCGATTCCGGGGACGGCAGTGTTGACGCCGCAGAACGCGCTGGATTTGAGGCATCTTTATGCCTCGGGCACTTCCATTTCGGAGTTGGCCAAGGTGTACGGGATCTCGTATCAGCACGCCTGGTGCATTGTGAAAAACAGGAAGTGGCGTAATGCGTTGCGCCAGGTGTGATTACAAGCGGATGGATGTGGATCGCACTTGCCGAGATACGGCGGAGTCGATCTTGCGCCAGCGAAAATGCCCGCAATGTGGTCACAAAGTATTTACGGTCGAGGTTGAGTTGCCCGATGGCGCAGCTCAACACACAAATCAAGGCGTGATGAGACGCCTTCCAGGATTTTTACGTGTTCGTTTTTTCTGATGCAAGTTCCAATCAACAGTCGCCGCTGCATCCAGTGCGGCGCCATCACCACCAATGCCGTCTACTGCTTTAAGTGTTATCGCTCCAGCGATGCAGGAAAAGCGGAGTTGCGGCTGCAACATTTGTTGAAGAAGCACAAGCCGTTGCCGGATGGCGGGGAGTGCCGGACCTGTGTGCATTGGTACCACCGCTGCACGCTGGGGATTCCAGAGGGTGGGACGGAGCTGGCTGCGCTGTGTGCGGCCAAAGAGCTTGAAGGTGTGTTAGAGTAATACAGAACACGCCCTACCCGGCATGAACATTCTTCAGGGGATCGAGCACCTGCACACGCTCGACGGCGCCAGTTTTGTGGCGTTTGACGTGGAGACCACCGGGCTCCAGCCGAAATTTGGTGGTCTGCGGCTGCTGCAGCTGGCCACCGTGGATCAACCGCCGGTCGTATTGGACTGCTGGCAGTTCAGCGATGAGGACTGGATCACGCTGGAAAACTTTTTCACCACGGAGCGGACTTGGCTGGCGCACAATGCGGTGTTTGATCTGGGCTGGCTCCAGGAGCATGAGATTTACCCGGAAGGGCAGGTGCTTTGTTCGATGCTGGCCAGCCGGATCTTGACCAACGGCTTGGCCAACGTGAAGAACGGGCTCCAGCACGTGGTCCGGCGGTATCTGGGCTACGAAATTTCCAAGGAGGAACAGCGCAGTGACTGGTCGGGGGACTTGTCGGCGAGCCAGCTGGAATATGCGGCGAAGGATGTGGTGGTGTTGACGGAGTTGTGGGCGCCGATCATGCAGCGGATGGCAGCTGCGTCGCCGCCGCTGTTGCCGGCTTGGCACCTGGAGTGCAAGGCGTTGCCGGCGATGGCGCAGTTGTGGCGCACCGGTCTTCCTTTCGACAAGGACTCCTTACAACAGCTGATCGAAGACCTCGATATTGAGCACAACGAGGTTGGCGCCAAGTTCATCGAGGACTTTGATGCCGCACTGCCCGAGCACGCCAAACTCAGCCGCGGGCTCGACGGGAACCTGCTGTACCAGACAAAGCCTGGGGCGAAAGGTAAGAAAACTGATCCTGATGTTTTCAACCTGAATAGCCCGGTGCAGTTGCTGGCAAAATTCACCGCGTTGTTGGGTGAAGCGCCCGTGGATATGAAGACTGGCAAGAAAAGTGCAAGTAAGTCTGCGCTCCAGGAATACATCGGGGAGCACAAACTTATTGCCGATTATTTGCGGTGGAAACGTGTAGAAAAGCGGCGGCAAATGGCGGAGACTTTGTTAAAGAATTTGTCGAGTGATGGGTTTATTCGTGCCAGCTATCTGCAGATGGGGGCTGACACAGGCAGGATGAGTTGCATGAGTCCCAACCTGCAACAGGTGCCTCGGGACGTGCGTTTTCGGGCTTGCGTGCAGGCACCAACTGGTTGGCGACTGGTTGTAGCGGACTATGGGCAGATGGAGTTGCGGCTGGCGGCGGCAGAAGCTCAAGATCCTCTTATGACTCAGGTGTTCCAGCAGGGGAAAGACCTGCATACGATTACAGCGACGCAGATCTACGGGGTCAAGGAAGAGGATGTTACAAAAGAGCAGCGGCAAGTTAGTAAATCAGCCAACTTCGGTTTGTTATACGGAAGCGGTGCAAAAGGACTCAGAAATTATGCAGCAGCGATGGGAATCCAGATGGATCTTGATGAGGCTGCGACGGTGCGGGAAAAGTTCCACGCTGCATATAAAGGCATCTCGACATGGCAGCGCAACAATGCTCGCGCTGCTGATGCGGCTCCGGACAATCCATCTATCCGCATACGCAAATCGGGCTTGCGGCGGTTTTTACCGGGCGAGAACAATAAACTTACGACCCGTTGCAACACCCCAATCCAGGGAGCTGGTGCCGCCGTCCTCAAACTTACGCTCGGCAAACTGTGGCCGTTCCTTAAAGCAGACGGAGAAGACCGGGTGCGCTTGGCCGGCGTGGTGCATGACGAGATCATCCTGCTCGTGAAAGAAGAACACGCCGACGTTTGGGCTGCTCAGCTCCAGGCAATCATGGAAGAAGCTGAAGCTAAGTGGCTTGGCGATATTCCACCGCTGGCCGAGGCTAAGGTCGGGTTGAGCTGGGACCAGGCAAAGTGATCCAGGAGGACTTCGAGTATCGGGTCAGGATGTACCGCCTCCATGGCCCGATGCACGATGTTTATGTGGTGGCGCCGGATGCGTTCCAGGCGCACATGCAGGTCAGGCAGCAGTATCCCGGCTGCCTGGTCCAATCCATCAAGCGAGTCTCAGAGTTGTACTCATGAGTCCAGCCCGCACGGGAAGGGAACTTGTGATGGAGTGGCTCCAGCGGGAGATACGGCTGGCGAAGACGGCGGATTTGCAGCGGGCGGCGAATTTTTTGGAGTGGGCGCGGGGGATTAGGGCTGGGTGCTCCAAGCAGAGGAGTGGGGCGAGGCGGGCGCAGTCCAATGCGTGGCGGAAAAAAGTGGACGACGACATCCGCTGGTAAATTTGTGGGGCTGCGGCGCTCCAACGCCCAGCCCCTGACCACCTGACCTTCCCAGGCGATGCCTAAGTGTAAGCCGCTGCCTCCTGTCGAGGTACTTAACCGCTGGTTTGAGCTTGACCGCGAAACCGGCAAGCTGTACTGGAAAGAACGTCCCAGCTCAAAAATTCGCATCGGCGATGAAGCCGGCTGTATTGCCCGTCTCACGTCTGGTCTGCGTTGTGTTATCAGGGTTCCTGGTTACAAGGGAATGTTTTATCGCTACCGGCTGGTATGGAAAATGGTGCACGGCGCTGATCCTATTTCGGATGCCATGGACCACCTTGACCAAAACAGCCTTAACGATCGACCAGAAAACTTGGTGGACGGCGGAAAGTCTTGGAACGGGCGTAACAAGGTAATTACGGCTAAAAGCGGCTATCGGGGTGTCATTGCGATGAACGGGCGCTGGCGCGTCTCGTACACGGACCACGGAAAAAGCGTCTACGTCGGCATTTACGACACGATTGAGGAGGCCGCTGAGGCTTACGAAAAAACTCGGCAGAGTCTTTGCCCGTTGCAAGGTGATACAGTGTAGACTACTGCAGTACAGCACAACCGGGAGTTGTTTACACAAATGCCTCTAAAACACGGCTCAAAACTCTACTGCCAGCTGCTTTTAGATCCTCATAGGTATAAATTAGCGGAAAATCTTGCGGCTGGGGAAGGTAAAAAGGTGACGGCGCTCCTGCGGGAGATGGTTTATACGGCGCTCGAAAAAGCTCTGCCGGCCTCGGAGTACAAGGCGGCGGAGGCTGCGGATG